TATTGGAATACAATTTGAGATTATTGTTCTTTCAAATTATAATAGCAATGAAGTTTTATTGAAATGTATCAATGAACTTAAAAAATATTTTGATGTTGATAGATGGCAAATCAATCAACCAGTAGTTAAATCAGAGATTACTAATACTATAGCAAATATAGTAGGAGTACAATCGGTAGTTAATGTTGTATTTAATAATTTATATGATACTTCATTGAATTATTCCGGAAATGTTTATGACTTACCGACTGCAACACGTAACGGAGTAATTTATCCTTCATTAGATCCTAGTATTTTTGAAGTTAAATTTCCAAATCAAGATATTAGAGGTCGCGTAGTAAATTATTAAGGAAATAAATGTTTAGAATATTTTATGCAAATAAAGATACAACGTTGTATGAATCGTATCCAGATTATAATACTGGATTAGATGAAATATTAGAAATTGGAAAACGTACTGGCACCGATGGCTCGACGTTATTGAAATCTAGAGCGATTGTTAAATTTGATATGTCTGAAATATCGGCATCATTATCTACATACGGAAAATTAGTAACTGATTGTAAATTCACATTGCAATTATATACATCTCATGCAAAAAATCTTCCATCTGATTATTCTGTGTTTGCAAAAATGCTAGGACAGGATTGGATTAACGGCACTGGATTTTTGTCAGCTTTAACAACTGACGGTGCCAATTGGTCAGGATCGATGTCAGGATCAGCTTGGATATCGGGTAGCCAACAACAACAGATTGGTACAAGTAACTTGTATATATCTGGATCTGGATCAGGCGGCAATTATTTATATCATTCTGGATCAAGCACACCACCCGTATTAACTACATCAGAATCATTTTCATATCGAACAACTGATATCAACATCGACGTAACCAAACAAATAAGAATTTGGTTGAGTGGTAGCAATAATAATACAATTCCAAATTATGGCTTCTTGATACAATTATCTGACACAGATGAAGTAAATAATAACGTAACCGGTTATATTAGATATTTTAGTCGAGAAACTCATACCATATATGTTCCTAAGTTAACGATGTATTGGGATAACAGTGCTTTTACGACGGGATCAATGTCTGCGGTTAATCTAGAGTCATATGCAATTTATACCAACGTTAAACCGGCTTATAAAGACACTGAGATTTCTAAAATAAGAATATATTCGCGTGATAAATATCCTAGAAAATCTCCAACGAATTTATTTCCTATAGAAACAGTTAACTATTTACCAACAACTACATGTTATTCGATTTTAGATGCCGCAACAGATGAAGTCATAATTCCGTATGACAATATTTATACTAAAATAAGTTGCGATAGCACAAGTAATTATATTTACATTGATATGAATGGTTTTATGCCGGAACGCTATTACCGTTTGCAATTAAAAATAGTAGATGGATTTACTGAGCAATATGTCGATGATCAAATATATTTTAAAGTAGTTAGATAATGGCAGATAGTGTTTCACTTCAACAAAATGCAAAGTATGATCAAAACGGAATAACTGTACTGTCAAATAATACATCTGTTAATGAACGTGATGCAAATGGTAATATCATTGTACATACTACATCATCATTGTTAATAATTGAAGCAATCACTACTAATTATTTAACAGAATCTATACTACCATTAATAGATACGCAATTTAATTATTTCAAATTTCCAGCACGTACTGCAGTTGTTGATGAGACAGCTGATTTGGATTTAGATTTGGATTTGAATTTTACGATACCGGATATAACAATACCAGGATCTACAGGCGCCACAGCAACGCCACCTCTTCCATCAGAATATAAACCATCTGCAAATCAGAGAGTTCCATTAGGTAGTTGGGGCAATCCTTCAGTAATAGATTTTTCTACTGTTATAGACGGTCCGGCTCAAACTCAACCTAATAGTTTAGTAGTTACACAGGAACTTATAGATCAATTAGACGCACTAGCTACAAACACAGCAACGCCAGTAATAAAAGTAACTGGTGTCATACAAACTAGATATAATTCAAATAAGAATTCAGCTATTGGGTTTTCTTTAGGTTTAGCAAATTCTGTGATAAGATATGTAATGACTGCACCAGCAGCAAATTTAAAAAATTCTGGGAATGATATTATAAAAGCAACAAAAGATGATGTTTATACAACATCTATTGATTCAACAATACTAATAAGTGAAATCTACGTAGGCCAAGAATTACAAATTCTAGGTTGGGCTGATGAAAGTTCAGATAATAGAAATCATGAAATTTCAGCAAATGATAGTTTTATAAAATTTGAAGTAGGATTTTTATAATAAATGTTAACACAATATAAAAATATCAAACAAATTGATGCTTCTAGAAATTCAATTTCTGGACAAAGACTTACTGAACAACAACTTGATTTAGTTTCATATCCAACATTTACAGAAAAATATCCAATTGTTAATACAATTATAGAAAATGCTGGAGATGCTAGATTAGAATTACATGTTTATTCGGGAGATTCTTGGATCACCGGTAATCATAAAGTTCAACAACGAACTAAGATACCTAAATTTACTAATAAGATTACTAATAAGCTTATTAATCTTAATAACCCATTAGCAATAGATTTACGTAACGAATTTGATAGTTTAAAAGTTTCTGCAGGTACATTTCGCATAGTTATTAACTTCTTTAAAAATTTAATCGGAAGTTATGAACAACAACATCTTTGTATTGATGAAATTTCCACTGATCGAACTGAAATACGTTTACGTGCAATTGATGGTAATAATCTAGCATATTTACAAGAAATTACTGACTTTGTTCAAACAGTAGATCAAACATCGACGATTGATCAAAGATATGAACAAGTTAGTTCAGAGAAAACGTTAGAACCGATTTATAATATTATCGAAACTCCGTCGCTATTTAAAACATATTTGTTAAATTTTAGTAGAAATCAAAATTTTCAATTTGTTAATAGCGTAGTAGTCGGCGATTATTTGTATGTAAAACTACAAAATCCATTACCAATTGAATTTGATATAAACTTTAAATGTTGGATTGTAGAAGAATTAAAAGATTCGTACATCGACAATGTTTTTATTGAAAATGAACAATCTATAATTTCATTTAATAAATTAGCAAGTCCTAATTGGCAAGCAAATTATTCATACGACACGTCAACTGATACTGGATTAAAAAGTTGGACTGATTTACTAGGATCTTCAACCCAAACATCACAGCAAATTGTCGATGCATATTTTTCAGGTAGTTTATCTGGAATACAATTAAACATTGATTATTCAGATTTCAACAACTTTATATTCTATAGTTCAGCAACTGAACGTTTAGAAAATTTCAAATACAAATTACAATTATTAGAAGTATATACTTCACAAAGTATTGCAGTATCAAAAATTTCAGGAAGTGATGCTGCTACAAATGCACAAGACTTTTTGCAATTAAAAACAACGTTGGTTGGTGGATTTGATGCCTTTGAACAATATTTGTATTATCAATCATCATCTAAATTAACAACATTTGATATTCCGGTAATTGCTGCAACAGTACCTGAATTAACTGGCAGTTATATTCAACCAGCACCTAAAATTAATTCTACGGTACCGTATGCATTGTATTCTATTTCTAGTAGTCAATTTGATTCTTGGTATGATACATTATATACATCGGCATCGTTTTATGATACTTACAATTTAAGTTCATTAATCTCAACGATTCCGGAACATATTAAATTTTCTGCAACAAATGATCAATTAATAACATTTGTTAACATGTTAGGTCATCATTATGATATACTTTATACGTATATCAATCATATGACTAAAATTAATACACGTGAAGAAAATCCTAAGTTAGGTATGCCAAATGAATTGTTATATTCTGTAGCAAAACAATTTGGATGGAACTTAACGGATGGCCATCAATATCAAGATCTTTGGGAATATGTTTTAGGAACAAATCAATCAGGTGTTCCTTTAACTGGTTCAATATCTATAGGCGATCCTGCAGTTTCTGGTCAAAATATGACATACGCTGTATGGCGCCGCATTGTTAATAATTTGCCATTGTTACTTAAATCTAAAGGAACTAAACGAAGTGTGCAAGCATTATTATCATGTTATGGCATACCGCAATCTTTAATTAGTATCAAAGAATACGGCGGCCCTAGAATTGATAGAGCACCGATATATGAAAAATTAAATTTTGACTATGCATTAGATTTAAGTAGTAGTGCAGCAGGAACTGTACAGGTTAATTATTCACAGTCGATTAATAGTGTAGAATTGCGTTTCCGAACAGCGGATGTTATTAGTAACCCATCTTTGCCTAGCACAATGGAATTGTATACAATAGGTACGAATGTAGTAACATTAGATTTTCAAAGTGGTAATAAAGGATACATACAAATTAATGGTAACGACAGCGGAATCATTGAATTATTCAATGGCGATTGGATTTCTGTTATATTACGTAAAAATGGAATTAATTTAGATTTAGTTGCTAAAAAATCTAAATACGGAAAAATTGTCACAGCAGTATCTGCATCTGATATCGGGTCTTTTCCTGCATCTGGTTCATTATTAATTGGAGGTTCAACGTATGCTAGCAGATTAATTGGACAAGTTCAAGAATTAAGATTTTGGTCTTCAAGTTTACAGAATTCTGCATTTGATAATCATGTTAAAGCTCCAGCAGCATATGATGGTAACGTTGATGCAT